ATGTATCGGAAAACCACTGTTGACCTTCCGGTGTTCGTACGGGAGGACGAAGACGTTAAGGAGTGGCTGCAGGACAATCCCGACCGGTGGAGGGAGGCCGTTGACGAAGACGTATGGCAGCTCGATCCTCGTGCCACCTACCTTGAGCACGAGATCGAACAGATCGACGTGGCTGATGGCGAGATCTTGGTGCAGTACACCGTGGAGTACGATCTCTATTATGGGTGCAGGGACATCAACGCCAGCGGCACAGACAGCCGCGAGATAGTCGGGAAAGTGATTGACGGCAGAGTGATCTTCCAGACGTTCGAGCAACCCGATCCGCAAGCGCGAGTCGACGAAATCTAGAAACGAGAAAGACCGCCCTTCGGCGGTCTTTTCGTTACGGGTCAGGATGCCCTGGCTTGGCGCTGTGCGTCCCACCAGCTCGCCACGTCGCGCGTGTCGTAAACCTCGCCAGTGCGCGCCGGCAGCAAGCCGGCACTGTGCTTGTTCGCCATCGTTTTCATCTTGTTGCCCGGGAAATAGGCGTCGCGCAGCTGCTCTATCGTCATGGTCGGGCCGAACTGGCCAAACAGCAGCCAGAACGTCCCGAAACCGCCGCCGCTTATGGTTCCGGGGGCGCTCATCTGTCGGTGCCTCCTACCAGGCGCAGCTGCAGTTGTGGCAGGGCAGTCGGCGAGGATTGATGAGCCGCTAGCGCGTGCGTCCCACGCATCTTGTGCCAGTGCGCCCATGCAAGGTCGAACGTGGCGCACTTCGGCGTGCAGCTGCATCTGCACTCTATGAAGTGGCCACCTTTCGCCTCTAGGCGCCTGCCGTCGTACATGTAGCGCGGGCGATGACCGCCTGGGCACAGCGGTATGGGTCGAGCCGGGCTACCCTCGCGCTGGGTCATGCGCGCATCCCTCCATCAACCGCCACCCCATGCGGGGGCTCCGCAACGGCCCGCGCTGCATCGGCCAGGTGCTGGATGGTATCCTCATCGATGCGGTCGAGAGCCTGCGCGATGGTGTAGTCCATCTCGCCCAGCCAGTCGTGCCGGTTGAGCACCAGGGCGGCCGTCAACGCCTCACCGGTGGACAGCGGGCCTGTATTGCCCCGGCGCTTTGCGAACAGCGCCACGTGAACCACGCGCTGCAGGTTCATCGGGCACCCCCGATCCGGCGGACTGCCATGCGGGGGCGGCGGAGCCGCTGCGGAATCTGGCCGACCGCCAGGCCGCTGTGCCGCTGGCGGGCAGGACGGGAGATCCACAGGTGATGCAGCAAGGCGCCGCCGGCGGCGGGGAGCAGGACGATCAGCAGCAGATCAGCCACGGGCCACCTCCGCATTCTCGATGCCGATGGCCGCGAGGGCCTGTTCGATATGGATCACCCTGCTCCCCAGTAGGGAGGCAGCCCGATGCGCGTAGCTCTCGCTGCAGGACAGGTACAGGAAGCCCTCCCGCTGCAGGCGCTCCCCCATCAGCTTCACGTCCTCCAGGTCGATCACCTGGCGCAGGCCCAGCCTTTCGGCGATGGCTGCGCTGTGCAGGGTCTTGTCGCTTCTCTGCGGGCCGTACACGATCACGGACTTAGCCACGGGCCACCTCCTCGGCGGCCAGCTCGACAACAGCCTTGCGGGCCTTTCGGCTGGGCAGCATGTTGGCCACGTCGTAGGGGAAGGGCAGGTGAGTCGCCAGCCGGGCCAGCTCGGCCGAGATCCAAGGCGCTTCATCGTCGAAGCTACCCCCCATCACAACCGCCCAGCCGGCCGGGTTGCCCCGGCGCCGCTCCAGCACCCGCTGTGCTGCCCGGTGCGTCCCCATGTTCAGGGTCGCGGTAACGATCACCCTGCTGTGCGTTACATGCATCACCACGGTGGCGCTGCAGTCTTCCCCATCCCCCCTGTCAATCCCCACAATCCCCACACCCGTGCTAGCCTCCGCCCCGTGTCCGGTGCTGGATTCCAGCGGAGATGTGAAGGTGGTTGCGGCTTCGCCGTTCATCGTTTGCATGGCTCTCTCCTGAGCTTCTGTTGGTTGATGGCCTTGGGGTGGTGTTGGCGCACCGCCCGCCGGACCGCTTTGTTACAGGTGGTCCTACTTCGCTTTGAACACCCAGCACTTCACCGTGAAGCTGCTGCCGAGCGCGGTGTTGCGGATGTTGCTGTTGACTGCGGTGTTGGCGCTGATGAGCTTGTAGCGCCGTGAATCGGGCAAGTGCTTACGCAGGTCCACCAGGTCGGGAACCGCCTGACCGTGCTGCCCTGCCTTGGCAACGAACTCGTTAAGGTTGATGGCAATCTTGTTCGGGTCGCGCGAGTGGTTGAGCATCGCCCGCTCACCATTCGTCAGCCCTTCGAGGTACTCGTAGGTCTCCCAGAACTCATTGACGATCTTGTGGTCGGCGCTGATCGCCATCTGGCGTTCCATCGCCGCCGCGATCAGTGCTTCCCGTGTCTCTGAAACCATGTGGTCGGGGATCTCGATCACTGTGCGCAGGCAGTCCAAGAGCGCCAGCATCTGGGCATGGTTCTTGATGACGCGCTCCAGCCGCAGATCGGTCTTCTCGCGCAGGCGCGCCTCATAGAAGCGCACGCGCTCCTTGAACTTCTCCAGCACCTGGCCCTCGGCACGCACAGCCTTGATCAGGAAATAGCTGAGGTCTTCCACCTGCAGCGCATTGAGGTTGTCGGCCGCGATGCGGCTTTCGGGGGTCACGGTCGGCTTTCGAAAGTGCAGCTTGACGATGCGGGTCAGGATCGCCTCGCTGGCATCCACTGCCGCGTTTTGACTGATAACAATCGTGCCCCGGAAGGGCGGCTCGTACGTGTCATTGCCGCCGTTCCGGACGCCGCGCGTGGCCAGCGTGCCGCCACCAAAGTAGTCCTTCAGTTCATCCCACTCGAATGACTTGGAGTGCGCCTTGTCGGGAGCGTCGCGGTCGGCCTCGAGCAGAACGACCGGCATGCCCGAGATCTGCCCCATAGCGCGGGCGCGGCCTGCTTTGGACGACTTGGCCGGGTCAAAGCCCTCGTAATCGCTTCGTGCGAGCAGCTTCCACAGGAACGTGAGCAGGGTGGTTTTGCCAGCGCCGGCCTCGCCCGTGGCTTCGAGGAAAGGGAAGGACTTGTGGGCGCTGCGGATCTGGTTGGCGAACAGCGAGCCGAACCAGAACGTCAGGGCGATCATGCCGTGCGTACCGAAGCACAGCCAGAGCCAATCCATCCAGTCAGTTCGGAATGCTTCGGCATCGCGCTGGATATCCATGCGGATCGACTTCTGCGTGGTCTTCAACCGCAGCTTGTTGAACTCGAAATAGTCCTCGGCGTTGGCGAGACTAATCTCGCCGCCACGCACAGCGATGTCGCCAAAGATGTAAGCGCCGTGGTCCGCGCTGTAGCCAACGAAATCGACGGTATCGACGGTTTTGATGTTGAACAGCTGGTCCTCCATCATGCGATCCAGCTGGTGCCCCGAGCCGCTGAACACCGCGCCCTGGGCCAGGCTGATGATGCGCTTCTTGAACTCGGTAGAGCTGGCGACCTGGGGGCCGGTAAACGTCCCCTTGACCGACGGGGCGTCGTGCGGGAAGTCCACGCGGAAGAAGTACCAGCTCTCGTCGGTGGCCTCATGCCGCTGGAAGTACAGCGCCTCCGGGTAGCAGTTGGCGATTTGGCGAACGGAGGCCGCTGCACGCTGCATCTTGGCAATATCCTCCTCCTCCAGGTCATCTTGGGCATCCAGAGCGCGCTCGTGGGCGCGCTCACGGCACAGCTTCTCGAAACGCAGCGCGTCGAACTCGAACCAGTACAGGCGCGAGTGGTGCTCCAGATGGAACTCCGCCTGCTTGTCGTGTGCGTAGGTGATCAGACCCTTGTCCATTGCCGTGCGCGCCATGAGCAGGTCGCCCTGGTATCGGGCTTCGACCAGATCGGCATCCCACTGCGCTTGTTGATCGTCGGCGGCCAAGGCGCGCAGATGCAGGTCGTTCCAGTCGGTCTTCTTGCCGTCGCGCTGAACGATCTGCGCTGCCCTGCATTTGAAGCCGAGCTTCTCGGCGCGCTTGGCGTGGCGCTGGATGTAAGCGCGTGCGCCCGGCTCGTTATCCAACGCCCAGATCAGAGTGGGAAGGTTGCCAGGGCGTGCTGCTGCCAGCTCGCGCAGGGATTCCTCCGGGTAGGCGTTGCTCGACATGGCCGAAACGGCGCAGTTGCCGCGCTGCAGGTGCGCGATGGCATCGAAGATGCCCTCCACGATCCACACTTCGGTCGCGGTGCGCATGGCGGTCAGGGTGGCCGGCGCTGCCCACCACACGCCTGCGTAGCTCTTGCCCGGGGCGAAGCGTGCCTTCTGCTTGCCGAAGCGATGGGGGCGATCAATCAGGCGCTCCCACCAGCCGCCCTTGGCCAGCGCAAAACGCACTGTGGCCGAGCCGGCGGAGATCCGGCGGTCATAGTAGTTGTCCTGCGTGTACAGGCCCTGCAGGGCGCTCAGGGCAAAGCCTCGGGCGGTCTGCAGGTAGGCGTCCGCAGCAGCGTTCGGCTTGGCCTCGGTCTGCGCATGGCGCTTGGAGTAGTCGTCAAACAGGTCGTCATAGAGGTCTTTGACGAATACCTCTTGGCCGCATTTGGCCTGTCGGCCACAGCGCAGCACCCACGGCTTGGAGTAGCTGGTGTACAGCTCCTTCTTCCCGCAGTGGGGGCACCTCCCCCCACGCATGTAGTCGGTGCTGGTGCGGTGCTTGAGGCCGTAGTCCCGCTCGACGCGCTGCAGGACTTGCTGGCGGATGTCTTCTTGCATGGCCAGGTCAGCCTTTGTCCGCGAGCAGGGCGGTGGTGTTGAGGTGGTGCATGGCTCTCTCCTGAGCAGGGTGTCCCGGTTCCTGCGGCGTTGGCGCGCGGCAGGACCCGGGCGGTGCTGAACTATTCGTCTGCAGGTTTGGAGCGACTGAGGACCAGGTACATGTCGTCTCGGATGTACTCGGCGACGGCGGCCGTGTCGTTGGGATCGATGCCGTGTTCCTTCGCCACCTCTTCGGTGATGGTCGCCAGCAAACGGCATGCGTATGCCGCGCGCCAGAGCCGCTGGTAGTCACTCCCCCCGATCAGCTGTGCCCCCCGGTCGTCGGTGTGCGGGGGCGTACCGGGGTTGCGTGCCGCCGGAGACTGACTGTTGCCGCTGGCCATCAGTGCACCTCCCGTGCGGTGTCACCTTCGCCACACAGCCATGCGAAGAAACGCTGGGCTTCGCCGTTTGCCAGCAGGAAGATAGCTGGGCCGACCTGCAGGCCGTGGTCGGCGGCGGGGCGGATCAGATGGGAGTACGCCGCCACCATTGATACGCACACGTCCGACTCGGCATGTACGCACGAGACATACACGCAGTGCTTGTCGGTGGATGCACGCACCACGATGCCGGGACTGGCCGATGCCAAGTCGATCACGGGGCGCAGGTTCGGGTGCTGGGGCGCGGCCATCAGTGGATACCCCGCAGGGCCGCAGCGCGTGCATGCACGGCAGGCGTGGTCGTGGCGCTGTATGCGTCCAGCACGTCGCTCAAGGTGAGCGACAAGGCGGATTTGCCCGTGCCGACGAGCCGGGCGATCAGCGCCTGGTAGTCGTCGTGGGTCCATTCGAGAGTGTCGGCGATGAGGCCGAAGACGGCGGCGATCTGCCGCGATGGGGTGCTGCCAGGCGCAGTTGTGGCGTCATTGCTCATGGTGTGCGTTCTCCATGCGTTCGAGGAGTCCGCCACCGCCGAGGCCAATCGGGGGTGGTGGACGACGCGGAGTTGGCCTACCGGGGAAACACGCAACCCGGCGGGGCCGAAGCCCCCACCGCGCCGCCCACCATAGAAAGGCTGGGGGCACACGCGCCCGGCACACTTGCCAAGCACAAAAAAAGCGCCAGCAGGTGTCATGGGCGCTTTCGCGCGCATTTCAGTCAGGAGGCCAATCCCGGTCGCCGAATATGCGGCGACGGTTGAATGTTTGCTCCGTCCGTGGGCAGGTGTCAAGGGAAATTGATGGGATTTGCGGGGAATGTTCAGAAGTGCGGGAGCGTTCATGCTTTCACCGTGAATACGCGGGTGCGGGCAGTACCAGGTACTGCCCGCCAGCGGCGATGTGGGACAGGACTTCGGCGCGAAGCGCATCAGCGTCGCGCAGCTTTTCGGCATAGGAGACGTGCTTGTCCCGGCTCGGCGTGGTGACAAGGTTCGGCTCCATCGCCGATGACCAGCCGTCGCGGTGGATCTTGTGACGCATCATGCGCAGCACTCCGGCACTGGCAGAGAATCTGCCAGCGCGATTGCGTAGTTCGAGGTCGCCATCTCTCAGGCGGTCGGCGGTTCGGTACAGCCGCTCGCGGCGTCGATGGCGTCGAGCAGATCCAGCTGCGGGCACCCACTCTCTGTCTTCCATGCCTGTTGCATCTGAGCGCGCAGGAAGCTGGGTGTGGGCGGCAGCTCACTGGGCAGTGCCATCGGCACCCCGCTGGGGCTGGCAATGCCGGTCAGTTCCGAGTGACCGCTGTAGGAAGCAGCGCACAGCGGGTTGTCGCAGACGTAGATGTCATTGCGCAGATACTTATGCGCGAGTGCGCTGGTGCGCTTGATGAGGCGTGAGCCGCAGGCCTCACAGCAGAAGATCGCTCGTCCCCCGGCGATCACGCTCATGCGCTCTTGCCCTTCGCTGACTTGGAGCGGCCGGAACGCACGGGTTTGCTGGGTTTTGTGCAAGAATTGGGATCGTGTTTGAGACCCAGTGCGACAAAGGCGGCGTGGGACTTCCCGAAGTTCCCCTTGCCAACGCCGCTCAGCGCATCATTCAAAGCATGACGGCAGAGCTTGTTTTGCTTGGCGAATGCAGTAACGGTTACGCCGTTCTCGCGAAGCCACTTGCGCGCTTCGGCGCTCGAGCGCAGCTTGGGTCTGGATGTCCGTTGTTTGGCCTTCATTCCGTTTCGCCCCTGTAAAAACTTGGGTGAATCTTGGTGAAGTTAACTACACCTGTCAAGGGGGAATGCGCGTGTCTGTGGGTAATCGCCTCAAGGAAGAAAGGAAGCGCCTGGGCTACACCCAGGAGGCCGTCGCAATGGCTTGCGGTGTGGCGAAGCGGACGCAGATCCTGTTCGAGCAGGACGCTCATCTACCCGGCGGGGCATACCTCGCTGCTGCCGACGAGTTGGGCATAGACACCGTGTATGTACTGGTCGGACGCCGCGACCGGTTGTCGCCGGCCGATGCCGAGCTGGTGGATCTCTGGCGTGCCGCCGCACCGGCCGCGCGAGCGGCGGCGATTGCGACTCTTTCTGGCGCTGTGTCGCATGCAGCTTCGCTCACGCCTGCCACGCAGTTCAACGACGTGACGATAGCCCAGCAGTTCAGTGGCAACGTGGATCTGAGCCAGCAGAAGCTGGTCATCAAGACGCCGGCCGCGCGGAAGAAAAGCGCCCGCTGACACAGTTCGGGTTTTCGCGTTCGTGTCCGCTAACACTCGGGGCGCCTAGGAAGGCGCGATTCTCAGTGTGAAGGGCTATGCGTAAGTGCGGTGGCGGCAAAGAACGTGCGGTGTGCAATTGTGATGGAAACACCGTTTTTGAGGGGGCCGTGATAGGCCAGGTCTTCACTGGGCATGTCGAGATTCAGTGCCCGATGACGCACCCGTCTGGCGGCGCCGAGGCGCCGCGATCCGACGGCAGTTCAAGCCCGTTGGCAACTGCCCTGCTCACTCTTGCGATATGGCATGCATGGCTGGCGATCCCAGAAGGCGGCATGAACTCAGGCGACCACTGTCTGCATGCGTTCTACTTCCTTCTGGCTGGGGTCGCGACAAAGTACGCGACACGCTCGCGCCTGCTTCCATTGCTCCAGCGCGTGCTGCGCTGGGGGCGCGCGCATCCGCCGCCTGAGCAACCGGCATCGCGCCGCTGTGCGCACCTCGATGGCCACGACTAGGCGGGCTTGTCTGCCGTCCCATTCGTGCGTTCCATTTCAAGGCTGGTCGTGAACCCGGCGCTGCCCAGCAGCGAGTGGGTGGCTTTGGAGACCAGCCAGTCATCTCCATCGATATCGGGCTTGAAGCCGCTCACAGTCACCAGCTGATCGGGGTACATGTCGGCCCGACCGAGTGCCAGGTTGATACTCAGTGTGGCGCTACCGCGCTCTGTGCGACTCAGCTCCGCAGAGGCCCGCTGACGGGCCTCTGCCTCCGTCGCGTAGGTTGCCTGCAGCTTCTTCTCATTCGTGCTCTTGCCAACCAGCACGGACTTGCGTCGCGCCGCATTTCGGTCGTTCCAGTACGCTCGCACGCCCGTGTACTTCTCCCGATCAACCACCACGAATCGATGCTGATCACCGGACGCACGATTGATCATTGCGGTGGGCAGCTTGATGCCGCTGGAAGTGGTGCCGCTGCCGATGGGCTTGAAAATCAGCGCCCCGGCTTTCACCGTCGCAACGGCATCGAAGCGCTTCCCGAGGCGCGTAAGCAGGTTGATATCGCTCTCGTTGGCCTGATCGAGGTGCGGAACAGCGATGCTTGCCAGGGACTCGGCCACCGATTCCTTGAGGCCGTGCTCGCCGGCGATCCCGCCCAGAATCTTGCCGACGGTCGTGTCGTGCCAGCTGCGTTCCCTGCGGGCGCGGATGGCGCCAGTCAGATCGGCACTGCGGGCGCGGATGGTCAGGATGTCGGGGGCGCCGCTGTGCTCCACGTCGTCGACCACGAACGTGCCCTTGTTGATGACGCCGGTGTCGCGCCAGCCAATGGCGACGGCAACCGTCACCCCTCTACGCGGAATGGCCAGCTGGCCATCGTGGTCCTGCAGGCGCAGATCGAGCTGATCGGCTTCGTCGCCCCGCGATTCTGTCAGCGTGAGGTCGAGCAGGCGGGGGGCAATGCGGCTGGTCAGGTCTTCGCCATCCAGCAGCACCTGCCATGCGGGGATAGGGTAGGCGGCGCTCACGCGGTGGCCTCTGCGGCTGCGCCGGGGTCTTCGTGGCGAGCCAGGCTCAACTGGAAGTCGATCAGGCGGGGCGTTCCATCGTTGAACAGCTCCTTCCGTGTCTCGTTGATGCCCACGATGACGTACCCGCCGTAGACAAGGCCGGTTCCCTCTACCAGGGCTTGGGGCCGGCCTTCGTCAGCCAGTTCGCGCAGCACGTCCAGCGACTGGAGATCCGCGCCAAGCTCGGCGGCAATGGTGCCCTGCAGCTCGATGGTTTCCTCATCCCGGCCAAGGAACTGCCGCGCCGGCGCAGCGCCGATGCGAGCGCTGCTCGCATGGCGCCACGCCATCTGACGCTGCAGCTGCTCATAGGCCAGGGTGGACAGGGAAAACACGAAGGTGCCGTAACTCAACATCATGATTGCGATCTCAGTCGGTGAGGCGTGATGTGCGGCGCGCCTGCTTTTCACGCTCGTAGGCATCGAGCTGCCGGCGAACTTCCCGGCCGATGGCCTGCGGATCAGCGCCCGGCGGCGGGTAGATATTGATGGTGATGCTGGAAGGCGCTGTAGCGGCCGCAGCGCGGCTCGGGGACGCACCCACCTGTGCCGGTGCCATTGAGGCAAGCACGGGCGCTGTAGCCGCGCTCAGGGCAATTCCCGCGCCGAGCTGGCGGACCCGCGCTGCCAGCGCAGGGGCGAACGCGGAAGAGCTGCCGAGCGTGATGCCGCTACCGATCTGGCGCACGCGATCCGCGAGGCTGACCACCTGCTGCAGGGGGCGATCCTGCGCGCGATCCAGCCCGCCGGCGAGACCCTGCATCGTGAATGCACCGAACTGGGCGAACACGCGCGAGGGACTATGAATGCCCAGCAGGCCCTTGAAGCGGCTCATCACGCCGGTAGCAACATTGCCTACCGCGTCACGGGCAGCGCTGGCCATCGATGCGACGCCGCCGATCAACCCCGTGATCATGTCCACGCCGGCCTGCCGCATCCGGGCCGGCCAGCCCACCAGCAGCATGTTCACCCCATTCCACACGGACTGGACACCGCCGCGGATCTTGTCGCCGTTGAGCGTGAACAGGCCCACGATCAACGACCACATGCCCTGCAGGTAGCTCCAGGCACCGCTCATGGTGTTGCGGATGATCGGCAGGATCACCATGAAGGCGCTAACCAGCCAGCCGATGGCCTTCACCGCCATCTTGAGGTTCAGCGTCAGGACCGCGCCAAGGATGCGACCGAACTCCCGGCCGTTGTCGGTGGCGCCCTGCAGCTGCTCGCTGGTCGCGTTGAATGGCTCGAACAGCTTCTTCGCCCACGCCCAGGCGCTTCCCATTGCATCGGCAACCGTGTTCCACACGGGCGCCAGCGGCGCCAAGGAGGCCTTCAGCTCCACCAGGATGGGCGTGATCACGTCGTTGATGCCCTGCCAGGTGCCGATCATGAAGGCCTTGATCGGCCCCCAGTATTTCCAGACCAGTGCGGCCACGACCGCGACCGCAGCACCGATTGCCAGAACCGGCGCACTGACGCCGCCCAGCACGCCCAGCAGCACGCGCCCCACGTTGAGCAGCATCGGGAATGCGTTGCTGCCCAAGGCGACTACCCGGCCCACCAGCGCGCCGAAGCCCCCCCCACCGCTCAGCAGCATGACGGCCTTGTGGATCTGGGTCAGCGCCATCGCGGTAACACCACCGGCGACCAACAGGCCGCCCAGCACGGTGATCAACGCGGTGCCGCCGATGACCAGCTTGGCAAGGCCCGCGACCAGGGTGCGGTTACGGCGAATCCAGCCGGTGAGGTTGCCGACGAATACCGCCGTGTCCTCCACCAGCACCTTGAAGTCGGGAATCAGCGTCTTGCCGATAGACTGCGAGACGACCAGGGCACTGTTCTTGAGCAGCTGCAGGGAGTTTGCGGAAGTCGCGACGCGTGCGGCGTACTCGCTCTCCATCGACCCGCCGTAGCGTTGGGCGTCGGCGACCTTGGCGAAGTTCTCCTGCAGCAGCTCCAGGTTGGTCAGCAGCGGCGCGATGGCGCCGATAGACTCGCGGCCGAAGAGCCTGGTCATCGTCGCAGCCTGCTCGGCCTTCGGCAGCTTTTGCAGCTTCTGCAGCACCAGCACGATGGCGCCGGCGGCGTCGTCCTGCATTGCCTTCGCCATTGCCGATGCACTCAAGCCCAGCTTGGAGAAGGACTCGCGCTGCCCCTTTGTCGCGGCCTCGCCAGCTGCCAGCGTGAGCAGCATGTTCTTGATGCCGGTGGCGGACACTTCCGATTCGATGCCCATGCCCGCGACGGTGGAGCCCAGCGCCGCTAGCGGGCCGCTGCCGAGGCCAGCGACCTCGCCCAGCGCACCGATGCGATTCACTACCTCGCTGATCTTCTGGACGCTCGCCGTGCCGGTGTTGCCCAGGTAGTTGATCTTGTCGGCCAGGACGACCACCTCGCTCTGGCCCATGCGGAACGCTGTGCGCCACGTCGCCATCGTCTGGCCGGCATCCTCTGCGGACGTGTCGAAGGCAACGCCCATCTTCGCGGCGTCCTCTGCGAAGCGCAGCAGCTCCTGGCGCGGAATGGACGCCTGGCCAGCGGCCGCGACAATAGCAGCGATGGCCTCGGGCAGCATCGGCAGGCGCAGGGAGAGATCCTCGATGTCCTCGCCCATCTTCTCGAACGCTGCCGGCGTCGGGAAATCAACGACCTTCTTCACGTCGGCCATCGCCGATTCAAAGCTGATTGCCTTGGCGAGCGGGAACATCTCAGCCCGCAGCGCGGCGACGCCGCCGAAAGCCATGCCTGCACCGTGGGCACCAGCGTTCATGCCGGCGCTGTGGATCTTCGCTGCCCGGGCCTTCGCCGCAGCCATTGTCGCCAGGCGCTTGCGCTGCAGCTCCATCTGGGCAGTCGTGCTGGCGATCTCCGAGCGCAAGCGCCGCTCATGCGCGCCGAGCTGACGGGTACTGATCCCTGCGCCCTCAAGCTGCGTGCGCAGCCGCTGCAGAGATGTCGCCTGCTGCATGTGCTGCGCCTTGAGCAGCGCGGCGGTGCGCTTGGCGTCCTTGAACTCGTTGTTGAGCTTTCGCGATGGCGATTGCGCGGCCGCGATCTGGGCAGCCAGCTGCTTGACCTTGTTCTGCGCCTGCTCATGGGCAGCGCGGACGCCGCGTGTTGCTTCGGTCTGCTGACGGAATGCGCTGATATCGCGCTGGGCGGCATTCAGACGTTTGAGCGCCTCGCGCTGATGCAACAGGGTGGCGGCCAGCCCCTTGCTGCCGGCCATGATCTTGCGGAACGGTGCCGATGCACGGTCAATCGCGTCCAGGATGACGCGGATGCGGAGGTTGTCGGCCATCAGCCCACAACCCCAGCCTGGGTCAGCTCACAGGCGGATCGGGCGAGACCAGCGCAGCCACGAAGGTGCAGACCGCGCTGACGGCCCACACCAACCCCACGCCCACTACGGCGAGCAGGACCAGCGCAATCAGCAGGGCGAAGAGGGTAGCCATTGGCCGACTGTAGCATCACGGGGCTCCGCTGCGAACTCGGGCGCGCTCGCGCCATTCCATCAATTCGGTGAGGCTCCAGCCGTCCATCTCGGAGGGCTGGAGGTGCAGGATCATGGCAACGTCTGCCATCGCATCCTCTACGCAGGCAGGGAGGCCTTCTCCGCTTTCGTCAAGAAAAAAGCCACGATTTCACTGCCCAGCTGGAGCAGATCGGCCGGGTCCATCTTGGCGACATCGGCGCTGGTGAGCGTTGGCGAGGAAATGCGCGGGGTGAGCGTCATCACGCTGCCCACGTCCAGCTGCAGCAGGTCCGACAGCTTGATGCCGCGCAGGCTGCCAGCGTCCGGCTTGCGCAGCTGCACCTGGCTGATCAGCTGGTCGCCGCGCTTGATCGGGCAGTCCAGCGTGACCACGCCCGGGCGCTTCTCCTGCTCGGCATGCTGCACGGAATCACCTTGCGGGGACAGCGCCGAGACGAACTCGGGGGACAGCGGGCCGAAGGTCTGGGTGACGGTGCCGACGGCGGGGTCGGCGTTGATGTTCTGTGAGGTCATGGTCTTCTCGCTTTGGATTGGGCCCGGCCTTGGCCGGGCAGGGCAGGGCAGTTAGGCGCCGATGGCGTTGCGGCGTGCGGTCATCAGATCCACGCCGTTGACGCGCTCGATCATGTTCACCAGGTCGAACTCCAGCTCGGTGCGGCCGTTGATGCTCAGCTTGAAATAGCTCGCCGTGGTCTTGACGCTGAACTCGGTGTCGTCCCCCACCTTGCCGGTGCCCGGATCGATCTCGTTGTGCCGGCCACGGATGACGATCTCGACCGCATCCACCTCGCCCGTGTCCTCGCGCTGGTATGCGCCGGCCCAACGCAGCTGAACTGCGTTGTGGCTTACCGCGCCGTACTGGCGCAGTACCTGGCGCATCAAGCCGCCACACTTCCACTCCACTTCGATCTTCTCCTGCCCCAGGTCGATATCGACGGGGCCGCTCATACCGCCGGCGCGGTACTCCTCCATCTTCCGGGTGAGGGTGGGCAGCTTGAATTCGGTCACCTGCCCGAGATAGCTATCGCCATCGTTGAACAGGTTCATATTCTTCAGCTTGCTGGGCATGGCCATTCAGTTGATTCCTTTGTGATGCGCGTTCAGGCGTCGATGCGGCCGGCGAACTCGGCGAAGTAGCGATCGGTGACACGCTGGTTGAGCAGCAGGTTCTCCAGCGGCGGGACCGGGGTGTAGTCGTAGTCAATGGCCAGCTGCCCCGTGGAGAGGGTGCTGGGGGTGTTCTGTGCCGGGTCGTACCACGCGGTCGCATCGATGATTGCGCCAGCGGTCTTCAGCTCGCGGAACTTGGCATTGATGGCTTCGAGGATGTCCCGCACCTTGGTGGGATGCATGGGCTTGTCGACGTAGAAGAGCATCGCCTCGGCGATGGTGTCGGCCAGGATCTGGGCCGTACGCGTGGAGGTCTCGAACGCGAACATCGGATCTTCACTGCAGGTGCGCGATCCCCAGAAGCGATAGCCGGTCGAGTTGATCAGCGTGGTGATGTCCGCTGCATTCAGCATGCCTGCGTCGGTGGACGGGTCCTGCAGATCCCAGTGGATATCCCGGCTGATGCCCGTGACACCGTCCACGGGGACGTTGGACAGCGACTTGTGCCAGCCCTGTTCCTGATCAATGCGCGCGCGCAGGCCCGCTGCACGCGCCGTGGCGTAGGCCGGCGCGGCGGTACTGGTGGCGCTGTCCCATGCGAGGAAGTCCGGATAGATCAGCATCAGCTCGCGCTGGCTGAACTGCTCGCGGTACGCAACAGCCTCCGTGACGGACGCGCTGGCCGCGCAGCTGACGTATGCCATCGCGCGCAGCTTCTTGGCAACGATGCCGAGGGCAAGTGTCACCGGCTGGGTATCCAGACCCGGCGCAGCGAGGATGCGCGGGCGGACCCCCACCTGTGCCTGGGCGACCAGCAAGGCCTGCAGCCCGGTGTAGTTTGCGCCGTCCTTCTTGCCGATGACGTTGGTGGTGGTCACCGAATCGTTGTCGCCGGGTGCAACGCGCACCACGATGGTCACGGCGTTGCACTGGTCCGCGATGCCCTTGAGCGAAGATGCCAAGGTGCCTTCGATGCCTGCTTTGCCGATGGCGCCGAGCACGTCGGTGAGCAGCACCGGCCGGTCGAGCGGGAACGCCTTGGGGTCAGCGTCCGGCGCGGTGCAGACCAGGCCAATGACAGCAGTAGCGACGGTGCGGATGGGGCGTGCGCCACCCTGTACCTCGATGACGCGTACGCCGTGGTGATAATTCATTGAGAGCTCCTAGGTCTAGCTGGGTCGAAAGCGAAGAGGGATGGTCAGGCGGGACTGGTCGCCGGGCCGGCGTTGGTTCGTGCGCTGATAGGCGATGTCGAGCAGGTATGAGCCAGGTTCCCCAGAGGGAGCGAGGGATACGCGCGTGATCCTGATCCGCTGCTCCCAGCGCATCAGCGCGGTGGCTGTTGCCCCAAACAGCTTTAGTTGCGTCACCGCGTTGAATGGCTGATCGATCAACGCCGGCAGAAGGGAGCCGTAATCGCGCCTGCCGATCCGTGAACCCAGGGGGGTGGTGAGGATGTCGGCGATGGACTGCTGCAGATGCGCGATGTCGTCCAGTGCCTTCCCTGTGCGCGCGTCCATTCCCATCATGCCGGCGGCCCGGATGTACCGCCGCCAGACTGCACTGCAGTGTGCTTGTGGCTCTTGAGGCTGATCCCGCCGCCTACCACGTCCTTGGTGGCGGTGGCCGTACCGGTAACAGATGCGTCTCCGCTGACACTCAGCCTTCCGTTGATCTGCACGTCGCCTTCAATCGTCACCCCGCCGGGCGCCGTGATCGCAGCAGAGCCGCCATCGGGCAGAGTCGCGGCCAGCCGGTGAGCGTCGCTGTCGTAGCTGACCTGAGCCCCATCGGCGAACTGCATCAGGGTCAGCGAGCCAGCTGAGCCGGGGGCGGGGCGGGAATCGGAGTACAGGCCGCGCAGCGCCACAGCATTGGCGAGATCCCCATCGCTGCACAGCAGGATGACCTGCTCACCAGCGCTCGGGGGCATCCACTGGATGACCTGGCCCGCTGCAGCTGCCAGCCACGGCACGTAGTCGGTCACGATCTCGCCGGTCAGCACGCGGCAGCGGCATGCATTGAGGTCCACCTCGGAGATCGTTCCGAAGCGGACGACATTGCTCATGTGCTGGGCGTTGGCGGCATCGCTATGCATGGCCACATGGTCAGGCGCCAGCCTCGTGCGCGCACGTAGCGCGCCATGTACACCTTGGGCCTACACGGGTTCGCTACTGCCAGCCGGAGGCAGACACAGAGGCGCGAATCAGCGACTCCTGAGTGATGCCGCCGGCACGGCGCATCCAGCAGTGCACCGTCACAACCTCACGCACGAACTGTAGCGAGGCCGCCGGCACAGAGACGCTGGTGGCGGCGGACTGATCCACGGAGAGCGACGAGAAGCCAGCGGCGGACGTGGTGAACAGCGCCTTGCTGTGTCCGCTCGCCGCGAACTGTACCTCCCACTCCGCCGGCGACGAACCGGGAGGCAGCCACAAGCCCGTCTCTGCCACGATGGTCTCGTTGTTGCCGCCACCGGCCTCTGCCGTGGTGACGGTGTAGGTGCCGGCGGCAGCCAGGACAAGCGTGACCCGCGCGGTGGCCGAGCCGCTGGAGTTGGTCTTGGCTTGGTTGGCGACGTTGTACTGCTTGTCATGGAAGGGAAGCCTGTAGGTGGCAGTGCCTTTCGCAGCCCACAGGTTGGACACGTCCACGCCGCCGATTCGCATGCCTACATCCGGTCCTTTGCGCCCGTACTGGATGTGGGCGTATTTCAAGGGCAATCCTGCGGATCTGAATCCCAGCGCAGATGGGCCATCGCCCATGATGTCTGGGTCGAAGCGCGCATCGAAATCCACAGCTGCCGACCTGTATCCACTGGTCATATCAGCGCCCTCGCTCCAGCCGTTCCACTCTGCTCATCAACGTGTCCATCATGTCCGCAAGCTCGCCAATCGCGCGGTAGGCCGGCGGCATGACCTGGTCAATCTTGATGGTCGGAACGTGCTCGCCCTCGAACTCCACACCTTCCGCATCGATTGCCTCGGGCATCACCGTCATGAACTGCTCGGCGTCGAAGAACAGGCGGCGTCTGCCATCGTTGTTGTAGGCGGGCTTGTACCTGCCAATCAGGGTGCTGATGCGACGAACCTCTTCCAGGCCATAAGGCATTGGGCCTTCGATATCTTTGAGGCGACGCGAGGAGCCGAAATCGAAGCCGCCGAGTGTCCACAGCGCGCCGCTGCTGCTGACGGTAAGCAGGTCACTGTTGGTGGAGTTGAACAAGCGAGTAGCTCCAGCGTCGCAGTACCACGCCCATTCGCTGGATGGGTTACTACGGTCTGCAAACCAGTAACCGTTGCCAGAACCAGAGGTGCTGAATCCGTTCGAGCGCGAGCTAATTGCGTTTGACGCAATGAGAGTGCCAGCCACCGATACAGAGCCTGAAAAATCAGCGCCCGTCAGCAAGGCGCGTCCCTGCAACGCGAGTTGAAGCCCGTCTACCTGGTCCATCGTATGCGGATGCGCAACGGGCGGAAACGCAACAGGTTTGCCAGTAATGTTGTCCCACGCCAAGTAGTAGGCTGGCGACTTGCTGCCCAGTTTGACGGCGTCAACGTTCGTCATGGCCAACTGCAACCCGTCCACCTGGTCCATCGTATGCGCATGCGCAACGGGCGGGAACGCAGCAGGTGTTCCGGTGATGTTCTCCCATGCCAGGTAGTAGGCTGGCAACTTGCCGCCAAGTCTGGTGGCGTCAACATTCTGCAGAGCCATCTGCAATCCGTGCACCTGGTCCATCGTATGCGTATGCGCAACTGGTGGGAACGCTCCAGGCGCGCCGGTGATGTTCTCCCACGCCAGGTAGTAGGCGGGCGACTTGCCGCCCAGCTTCACGGCGTTGACGTTGTTCAGGGCGTCCAGCAGTCCATCGATCTGTGTGATGGGGTGGGGATGCGGCGCTGGATTGAACGCGGTCGGAACATTCTTGAAATTTGCCCACTCCAGGTAGTGAGCGCCGTGCACCCCGTCGAGCAGGTCGGCGTCCAGCCCGTTGCCGGTGCCCTCATCCTTGAGCGCAGCAGACTTGATGCCGATGGCAACGCGCAGAAGCGCAGCGGTAGCCGCGGTCATCACCCCTTTGAAGAAGTTGCTCGGCGCCCCTTCGCCGAACCGGTTGTCGACATAGTCGGACACGTTGCTGGGCGTCATCGCCACATGCTTATCTACGCCCCCGACCGCTTCCGCACGGCTGGCCAGGCGCACGACGCCGGGGTCCGTTTGGCTTGCGGGTGGGTTGATAAAGCCGATGGGGCCGACCTCGATGTGGGTAGCATCCACCTTGGTGAAGCGCGCGTCTGTAGCGAGCAGCAGCGTTGCTGCTGCGGCCTTCTCCATGATCGGCGTGGCTTGCGAGTAGACAGCAAACAGCGTGCCGTCATCGAGGAACAGCCCGAAGCCGCGCAGCGTATACGTGTCCTGCGTGTCGTCGCGCACGCTGATATGCAGGGTGTCCTTCGCAACGGCCTTGCCAGCGACGGTGGTCAGTCGCTTGATCTGGCCAGGCAGCGCTGCGCCCACGGCGTCCACGTCGAACGAGACAGACGACAGGCCGACCTGGGCGATCTTGACGCGCTTGGTGCCGGGCAGCTCTGCGTCGGCAAGCGCCTCAAATCCTGCCGGCGTAATGGTGAGGGTGGGAATGGACATGCGTTGTTCCTATGGCTCGTTCGAGGCCAGCTGCAGGCGGGCGGATGTGATGGCGCGTGCTACGGCCAGCACGCCGATAGCCCCGGTGGCGTTGATGCCTTGGGTGAAGGTGAAGTGGGAGCGAACGGGCTTGGCTCGATTCACTGCCGCCATCACCTGGTCGATGAACTCGGCCGTCGCCTCTTGGCCGCGTTGGCCGCTCAGAGTCAGCAGCAGCTCGAAGGTGTGTGGCTGCGCCGGCGGCACCTGCTGCCACCACTCACGGATCTGGACCTGTCCGCCGAAGCTAGCCACAACGTCGGCGATGCTCTTGGCGGTGCCTTTGTGCCGCTGGATCTGGAAGGAGCTGGCGATACGCGCGCGTTTGATGTGGTCGGGCCAGTCGCTGCTCCACGTATCCACGGAAACCGACCATGCCAGGAACGGCAGAAACTCGGAGGGGCACGTCCACGGATTCATGAGCGTGTGGTGGCTCATCGGAATGTCCGCCAGCTGTTCGTCCGCAGCCTCCACGGCGCGCTCTACCGGCGTGCTGTTCGGTGGCAGCAGGGAGCGCACCTCAGTCATTGGTGCCCCCGTGACTGATCTGCACCTCGGTGCAGAACGCGGCCGATTGGGCGTTGACGATGATGTCGGCGCTCGGGCTGATGAGCTTCACCCGTTGCACACCTTCGACGTGCAGTGCCGAATACAGCGCAGACAGTGGCACGTCGCGGCCAAGCCGCTGTGATTGGCTCCGGTACTGCGCCAGGCGCCTTTGTGCTTCAGCGATGACCAAGGCGCTGTCCGGGCCGTTGAACGTGGTCAGCTCTGCAATGACTGCATACGGGTGAATGTGGGCACCGGCGACCGTTACATGGTCGGTGAGCGGACGCACATTGCCATTCAACAGCGTGGATTCAACGGCCTCAAGGAGCGCCGCGTCGGGGGTGCCGTCGCCTTCGCGAGAAAGCACCGTCACGACCACCTCGCCCGGGGAGGGACTGGCGACGCTCGCATCGAGGACGCTTACGTGAGCCGACAGGGTGTGGAAGATGTACGCGCCCTCTGGGCCGGCCACGGACAGGCCTTCAGGAGCCAGCTGGATGCGGCGGCGGAAGTCGGCGTCGCCCTCATAAACGGCCGGCGCACCGCTCTCGGGATCGGCGGGAGTGACCAGCTTTCGCTGTACCCCGAAGGGCACAGCGAGATTGTCCAGGTCTGCACCTTGGGAGTAAGGCAGCAGGACGCCGCGAGCGCGCTGGTTGAATGTCTCGCGCAGCAGCACTTCACGATAGGCGCTGGCCTGCAGCAGCTTTACCACCGGATCAGATTCGAGTACGGCGGTGTGCTCCGGACACAGCCGGCGAAACTCAGCCAGTCGCTCGGCGTAGATCGATTCGAACGTGCGCTGCTCGAAGATGTCTGGCGCTGGCAGCTTGTCGACTTCGATGGCGGTAAAGGTAGACACGGCTGCACCGGATGAGGGATCTGGTGCAGGTTCCCATCACGCGCGCGCGAACTCGGACGACGCGGCGTGTAACTGCTGTCTGTACGCTACGGGAGGGAGAGGTGATCCAAGATGAGATCGCGAACCAGCTGCTCATCGGCCTGCGTGAAACCCAGTAGCAGACGACGGTCGTAGGTGATCCGCTTCCCATTCTTGCTCGGGGCATCGGCCAGACCCTCCTGATGGATGCGTGCGATGCGCGACACGCGCCCGCTGAACCCAACGGACACCTCCTGCCCGTTTGCCCGCACGCGAAGGTGGCGCGCCTGCCGGATCTTGGCAAACATCGCGCGGCGCTTGATGCGGCCGGCCTTGGCGCGTGCCGGAGAGACAGCGCGACGCGGCGCGTAGGCCGAGCCATCGGGGTTTCGTTGAGCAGCGATCCGCTTCTGCTGCGAGCGGCGCAGGGCTGTCCCAACCGTGCGTGCCAGTCGGTTGCGCTCGGCCGGCTGGAGGCGCTGCAACATAGGCGCCACCCAGGCCTCCAGTCGCTCCAGATCCTCGCTCATTCGACGATGGCGGGAAGGGTGGCGATGAGCGTTCCGTCGGCCACCAGCGGGCCACCAGTGAGCGTATCGGCATGGTGGAAGTCAGTCGCTGGTTCCGGCAGGTATTCCAGACGCAAGGTGCCGTCAGCGTCGCGGACTACCTTGATCCGTTCGGTCAACGGCAGCTTGATAGCCAGGTCAACCAGGTCGTCGGCCAGCACGTCCACCTCAAAGGTGAGCTTGTCCCGATTGGAGGGGGTAGCCAGCAGCTCAGACTGGTGGCGTGTCAGCCACTGCAGCAGCGGCAGCATCACCGCCTCGGGGGCACCTGCGAAGTCGGTAAGCACCAGTTCCAGCGTGTACCGGTACTCGAAGCTCAACCCCGGTTGGTAGGTGCCGGCGATTCCGCCGCCTTCAACGAAGATCAGCAGCCGGTCAGGATTGTGGGCGAGTGCAGGGACCGCCGCGACCAGGTGCGTGCGCAGCTGCTGCGGCTTCTTCACCGGGCGTCACACTGCTGCAGGGCGTGGTGCTGCTGCCGCACCAGCGTCTGCAGACCGATCACTTGGGCGACGGTGCCGTGGTAGGTGGCATAGTTGGCTGCGTTGGTCTCGGCGACTGCAGAGAGCGTAACGCCGGGGGCGGGCGCATCAGGATCTCCGGCAAATCCGGCGAGGGCGTCGCCGCTCGCGGCGGCGTCGTGGAGGTGCACGAAGCCAGCAGGCACAGTGCAGGCAGAATCAGCATTCGTGGTGACATAGACAGGGACCTCTTTGATGATGGTGGCACCGCGCTCGCGGACGACCTGCACGCGATCCACGTACTCGGTCACGGTCCGGGTGGTGCTCTGGGCAAGCTCCAGCTTGCGCTTCAAGGCGGCATTCGTGGATTCCGCGCGTGCCAGCTGGTCGTCGGCCTCATCGAGCGCGGCGTTGGCGTGCCAGACGCGCTGTTGTTGGCATGTGGCCAAGGTGGCCGTGGCCAGTACCAAGGCCGCCACGATGATGGCACGGTTCAGCATCAGCGGACCCCCAGCGCGGTCATGGCGCGCTGCAGGCGAGCGGTACGGTCCGCAAAGCCATTGGGCGTGGCACGCGCGCGGGCGTTGCCCAGGTTGACCACGCGACTGACCGTCAGCACGTCGCGCTGGTCGGCGTAGGTGTTGAGGCGGTTGTCGGCCCAGAATGCTGCAGCGGCCATCGCGCCGATTTCCAGTTCGAGCAGCAGCCCCGGCTGCTCTTCCAACGGCTGACCGATCAGCTCGCCCATGCGTCGGTAGTTGCCGCGACCGGTGTGCTGCATCGGCCCCCGGCCCCGGTACCGGTAGCCGTCGCCGCTGGCTTCGTTGCCGTTGCCATTGCGGCCTGCGTACACCCTGTTGCCCAGCTTCGCCGGCTGGTGAACAAAGGCAGATGCCTCGGCGGCCGTGATGTACTTGCCGAACACCTCCAGCAGCCGATCCCGGCTGTAGCTCAACCCCTCTTCTACGCGGCTGAGGCTCAGGCTTTCATGGCCCAGTTGAGCGAGGAAGTGGGCCACGCGCAGCGGGGTGGTGATCCCGAATCGCTTCATCGCGGCGTTGAGCGGATCAACCCACCGCTGGGCGCGGGGAAGCGGGCACTGCATTGCCTGTGCGAGTTGGGTGGCGGTAAGCATGGTCAGTCCACTCCAAACAGGTGGGCCACGTTGCCGCGCGCCCGGTAGGTGGTGACCAGCAGCACCACCAACAGCATCAGCTGCCACATGCTGGTGGGTGCCTTGGCGCCCTGCAGGACGATCTGCAGTGCTTGGCCACCCGTGGCGGCGATCAGCAGCCAGGCGCACCAGGCAACGCCGTGGCGGTGCCGGGCGTTACTGGCAGGGCGGTAGGACAGCAGGCGCACGCAGATGGCCAGACAGCAGATCAGCGTGGCAGCGCTCAGGAACTCAGCCATCAGAGCCTCCACGCGGCATGCGGGCCGGATCTGCGGTGCGGCTCCGCTCGATCAGGGCCAAGGTGAGGGTGATGATCGTGGCGGCGCAGAAGAACGCAGCCAGACCGCTGGAGGTGACGTCGAAGCGACGCATGACCTCCGTGCCGCCCAGGTAGCCGGCCACCAAACTGATGGCCAGGTAGATCAGCCGCTTCCAGATCGAAAGATCCTTGGCGGACACAACGAACAGCGTGGCGCCGGCAAAGGCGCCGATGAAAGCATCTGCGTCGATGCCTGGCAGCAGCGAGGCCAGGCCGACGCCAGTGGCGAGCGCAACCATGCTTCCGGTGGAGGTGGGTTCGGTCATCATCAGTCCCAAAGCTGGATCAGGGGGCGCGTCACAGCGCCGGCGGAAGGAGCGGGCACGTCGGGGAGGACCACGACGATTCCCATTGGAAGGATCGGGCCATGCAGGCTAATCCCGTAGTTCAACGCCAGCACCTGCTCCACCAGTCCGTCCGTGGAGCCCAGGTGCCGGTGGCACAGCGCGTCGATGGTGTCGCCCTGCATCGCCACCACGCGCATCAGATCAGTTCCACCGTCACACGCCGCGCGCCGAGCAGGTCGCTGATGGCGTTGCGCTGGTCGCGGCGGATCTCATCAATGGTGGGGGTCAGGTCGTCAGCGCGCTGGTTGCCCTGCGCGGTGGCGTCGTAGGAGCGGTAGCGCTCATGCAGAACCACAGCGGTGGCGCAGTACACCGCCTGCAGGAACAGATGCACCAGCTGTGAGCTGCCGTCGATCTGTTCGGCAGGAACATCGGCCAGGCAGGTATGCCCCTCGGCTTCCCGGTCGATGCGCCACCCGGACAGCTCGCGGATGACGCTGATCACGGCAGTGATCACCACGCTGCGCATGCGCCCAGCGCTCACGTCAGCGGCAACGCGGATCGCCTCGCGCAGCAACGCCACGTCGATCTCCGGCCAGAATGGCCCAGCCGTGACAGCCGTCTGCGGCTTGGCGGTCGATGCGTTGGCAGTGAAGCTGCTCATGGCGATCTCGAATAGGTCGCCGGTGGTCGGGGCGTCACACCAAGGGAGAGATGCCTGGTGATCGGCCCCGAGCCGGCGGGGTTGCGGGGTACGCTCGTTGTGCGGGTCAGTCGTTGGACTGGGTAGCCGCGAATTTCTTCTGCAGGCGCTGTGCGGCTTCCAGATCCTTCTTGCCGCCGCAGGAATCGTGCAGCTGAATGGCGCGGACCAGATCGGCGATGGCCAGGTCAACCGATTCGGCAGTCAGCGGCGACTGCTCGGTATCGGTCTGCAGCACACCGCGTGCACGGGCGAGCAGAAGCCTCGCTCGCACCTGATCGGGCATGTCGTGGCCATCGGTCAGCGTGACCGCCCGGTCAAGCACGCCCTGGTCGAACTCGCCACCGGTCTTCTGGGCGTTGAGTGCCACCACGGCCACTTCCTCGGCCACCACGCATCCAGCAGTGCGGCTGAACTGGTCGGGCATATCCAGACCGTGTGCCAGGACGTACTCGGCCAGGTCCAGCGCCCGGACGAACTCACCGGCATCGATGCTCCAGAGCATGACCGTGGTCACCACGTCGTCGCTGCCGCCCTGATTGGCGGTGAGCACCCCGTCAACGTAGGCGTCGTACTGCGGCAGCAGAGTGGCCTTCATCTTGCCCTTCGCTTCGACTGACTGCAGCTGGCGCAACCGGGCGCGGTCGTTGGCGAGCTGCAGCAGCATCTGCTGGTAGATGGTGGTTCCCGCCATCAGGCTGGTGCCGGCGGCGGCGACCGCAGCCTGTTCGGCCAGGACGCGCTGGAGATGACGCTTGGCAGGGCTGCTGGCCATGTCCTCAGTCCTCGATCACGATGTTCTCGACCACCGCGCCCCGGCCGTAGTCCTCCACCACGTAGTCGTCGTTGGACGACTCGAAGTTGGCCACGCGGTTCTTCTCCGGCTGTTCCTTGATATAGCGGCGGCGCGCTTCCAGCTGCCAGTAAATCGACAGGTTGTCGAGCGTGGTGACCATGAGGGCGTTGGCCGGCATGAAGGGCACCACGACCGGTTGCAGGCCGCCGATGCGCTTGGTGCCCAGGACCAGATCAGCGGCGAGCTGCTCGGTCGGGGCCAGCTTCTCGTTGATGATCGGGAAATACTTGTCATGGACCAGGTTGCGGCCGAGGACCACGACCAGCTTCGGGTCCTGCTGGTGCCACGGTTCGATCAGCAGGGACGTCGCATCCATCACCAGGGCGTCGAGGTTGGCATAGTCCGCACCGGCGGAGGCACCGACCTTCACGGCACCAGAGCCGGGAGCACCTTCGCGCATGACGCGTGCCGGCGCGTGCTCGCGATACTTCTGGAGCCACCCCTTGTTCACGTCTTGCAGCATCGGATTGGCGTTGCGGTCGGTGGTCTTGGCGATGCTGATGCCATTGAAGCCGATCATGATGCGATCCAGTGCCTGCCGCCGGATGATCGCGTCGCGAAGGATGGCCTGGAAGTTGGGCTGCCGTGCCCACGCATCCAGTCGTGCATAGGGGATGGCCGTGTCGTAGTTGGTCTGGACGCACTCGTAGCCGGTGCTGTCCATGCTGGTGACATCGGCCGGCTGCCGCTCGGCATTGCCGCTGGTGTCGGTGCGGCCAGCGATGGTGCCGTTGACGCCAACGCCAATCTTCTCGCCCTTGAGATCGATCACGCCATGCATGTTGATGGCCGACAGGAAGGCGCTGCTCTCCTGGATGCGAGCCTCCATTCGCTGCTGAACGCTGGGCGACACGGCGAAGGTGTTGCCAGCACTGGACACGCCGTTCAGATGTGCGATGCGCTGGGTGAAGTGGTCAAACTGGGTGCGGGTTTCGGTGCGCATGGTTGCTCCGGGATACTTGAATGGGGTGTGGGTCGATCAGCAGTCGGTCGGTTCGCCGGACTTTTCGGCGCCGGGGCCAGTGGAAACCGGGCGCTGGCTGAAGGGCTGCGCGGTCTCGTCCAACTTCTTGTGGAAGCCGGCCACCTGCGCCGACAGGTTCTGCACCTGCGCCGTCAGATTGCGGTTGTCCTGTTCGCACTTGGCCATCAGCGCGTCCTGCTCACTCACCGCGCCGAACAGCTTGGTAGCGAACTCGGCCACGTCGAATTCCAGGTGGTCCTTCACTTCGGGCTTCGGCTTCGGCTTGGCGCCGATGCCGAGGCTGGACAACAGGGTGGCAACCGGCCCTTGGCGCGGTTCGGGCTGTTCCACGTCAGCGAAGGTGATCTCGGTCTCTGCCGATTCGGAAAACACGTTGCCCGGTGCCTGCTTGCGATCCTTAATGGGGCTTTGATCCGGATGCTGCGCCGAGAAGGCCAGCATGTGCGTGCCCATGCTTGCCGGCGAGTCGGTGACGCCCAGACCGTACAGATAGGCCTTGCCGCTGTCGGCGAACTTCGGGGCGATCTCGATGCTGGTGAACACCTTCTGCTTGCGTACGTTCACCATGTCGATCAGATCATCGGTGGGCTCGATCTGGGCGAACAGCGCCAGCTTCTTCTTGCCCGCAACCTCGACCTCTTCGGCCTTGAGGGCCACGACATCGCCGTAAGCGCGAAACGGACTGTCCGGCAGCGAGCTGCGGATGTGCTCCATCCAGATGCGGGCACCGTAGACCTCCGGGTTGTAGGTCTCGGCCATGTCCGCGATCTGCTGGCGCTCGATCACGCGGCCATCGGTGGTGGCGCCTTCGACAGCCACGCGGAAGAACTGGGAACGCTTCTTGTCGGTCTTGCTGGCCATCTCGCCCTCGGCTGGTATCAGTGCGCATCGGTTGTCGATGCGATGACCCATGTTCGGATGACGGAGATGTGGCGGCAACGCGGATAGGCTGTAAGCGACTGATATACGCAGGTTTTTTGTGTCGCGCGCGCGAGGCGACAGGCAACCTGTTGAGGTGAACAGCGTAGCCGAGAAACTCAATGTGGATCCCCGCCGTCAGGCCAAGTTCATGTACTGGATGGGCTGGCGCATCTGCGATATCGCGCAGCTGATCGGCGAGAAAGAAAAGACAGTCCACAGCTGGAAAGCGCGCGATGAGTGGGACCGTGCGGATACGCTGGAGCGCATCGGTGGCGCGTTGGAGGCGCGCCTTGCAATCCTGATCCACAAGGAGGGCAAGACCGGCGGCGACTTCAAAGAGATCGACCTGCTGGGCCGGCAGCTTGAACGGCAGGCTCGCATCCAGCGCTATCAGAGTGGTGGCAACGAGGCGGACCTGAATCCGGCGGTGGCAAACCGCAACGCCGGCGCGAAGAAGAAGGCGCGTAAGAACGAGTTCAGCGAAGAAGAAGTGGAGCGCCTGCAGCAGGCGTTCCTCGATGGGTGTTTCGACTATCAGCGCGACTGGTATCGCGCGGGCGGTGAGCGCACGCGCATCATTCTCAAGTCGCGGCAGATCGGCGCCACGTACTACTTCGCCCGCGAGGCGCTGATCGACGCTCTCATCAGTGGCCGTAACCAGATCTTCCTGAGCGCCTCGAAGAGCCAGGCGCACATTTTCCTTGGCTATATGCGCAGCTTCGTGCGCGAGGTGCTTGACCGTGATCTGACCGGCGATCCAATCACCTTGGCCAATGGCGCGGAGCTGTTCTTCCTGGGAACGAACGCCCGAACCGCCCAGGGCTACCACGGCAACTTCTACTTCGATGAGTTCTTCTGGACCTATGGCTTCAACCAGCTGAACAAGGTCGCCAGCGGCATGGCGATGCACAAGAAGTGGCGCAAGACCTACTTCAGCACGCCGTCCACGATGGCGCACGAGGCGTACGACTTCTGGACCGGCGAGCGCTTCAACAAAGGCAAGCCGACCTCCCAGCAGGTACAGGTGGACGTGAGCCACGGTCGCCTAGGTGGCGGACGGCGCTGCGAGGACTCCATCTGGCGCCAGATCGTCACGGTGTTGGACGCGGCCGACCGCGGCTGTGACCTCTTCGATGTGGCCGAGCTGCGGCGCGACTACAGCGCCGAGGAGTTCGCCAATCTGCTCATGTGCCAGTTTGTGGACGACAGTGCGAGCGTGTTCCCGCTCACAATGCTGCAGCCCTGCCAGGTCGATAGCTGGGTGGAATGGGCCGGCGAGTTCAGCCCATTCGCCATTCGGCCGTATGCCGATCGCGCTGTGTGGATCGGCTACGACCCGGCAGAAACTGGCGACAGCGCCGGCATCGTCGTTGTGGCCCCGCCGCAGGTCCCTGGCGGCAAGTTCCGCGTGCTGGAGCGACATCAGTTCAAGGGCATGGACTTCGCAGAACAGGCTGACTTCATCCACAAGATCACCCAGCGATTCTGGGTGACGTATATCGGCATCGACGCCACCGGCATGGGCACTGGTGTGGCGCAGTTGGTTCGCCAGTTCTTCCCCGGCCTGACTACCTTCAGCTACTCGCCGGAGGTGAAAACGCGGCTCGTGCTCAAAGCGTTCGATGTGATCAAGAACGAGAGGCTGGAGTACGACGCCGGGTGGACAGATCTCACCCAATCGCTGCTGGCCATCCAGAAGACCAGCACCGCCAGCGGACGGCAGACAACCTACACAGCAGGACGCTCGCGCACCACTGGTCACGCCGACTTGGCGTGGGCACTGCTGCATGCCCTGCAGAACGAACCGCTCGAAGGCGGCGCAGCCGCCCGCAGCACTATGGAGATTTTCTGATGATCGACACCGACCCGGGGGCCTCCCCTCCGCCGACAGGAGGCCTCGAGGCGTTCACCTTCGGAGAGCCCACCCCGGTGCTGGACTCGCGCGGCATCCACGACTACCTCGAATGCTGGCAGAACGGGAGGTATTTCGAGCCGCCGGTGGATCTGCAGGGGCTTTCGCGGACCACCCGCGCCAATCCCTACCTGCAGAGCGGACTCACGTTCAAGCGCAACATGCTGGTCAGTACGTTCGTCCCGCATCGGCTCATGAGCCGCGCGACGTTTTCGCAGCTGGCGCTCGACTACACCACGTTCGGCATGGCCTACGTAGAGCGGCGGCGTGCAATGTCTGGCGCGCTCCACAGTCTGTCGGTGCCGCTGGCGCAATACATGCGCAGGGGCGTCAAGTCGGGCGAGTTCTTCCAGGTCCGCGCAGGGCGTGTGGAGCACGAGTTTCCAGCCGGCGATGTGTATCAGCTTCGTGAGGCGGACGCTGACCAGGAGATCTACGGGCTGCCCGAGTGGATGCCTGCTGTACAGGCTGCGTTGCTCAATGAGTCTGCGACGCTGTTCCGCCGCAAGTATTACAACAACGGTTCGCACGCGGGCTTCATCCTCTACCTGACCGACGCCCAGGCAGAGGCAGGGGACGTGTCGGCGCTGCGCGAGGCGCTTAAGCAGGCGCGCGGCCCCGGCAACTTCCGCAACCTGTTCGTGCATTCGCCGAGCGGGAAGAAGGATGGCCTCCAGATCATTCCTGTCAGCGAGGTCGCGGCCCGTGATGAGTTCTCCAACATCAAGGGCGTCACCCGTGACGACATGCTGGCGGCGCTGCGTGTGCCGCCGCAGCTGCTGGGGATCGTGCCGCAGAACAGCGGCGGTTTCGGATCGATTCGCGAGGCTGCGACTGTGTGGGCGGCAATGGAGCTGGCCCCTCTGCAGACCCGCCTGGCAGCGCTCAACGACTGGCTTGGCGAAGAGCTGATCCGCTTCGCTGCCTTTGAAATCCCATCGGCGGTGGCATGAAGAACCTGCGTTGTGGCGACTGCGCCAAGCTGCTGGCCAAGGCCGGCGGTGCCTATGAGATCCAGATCAAGTGCCCCCGTTGCGGGGTGATGAACCACATGAAGGCCGAGAGCCTCTCCACGGATCGCCGCGAGCGACACCAAGAAGGCTCTACCCATGATGAACGAACTGATCCTCGGCGATGCCCTGAACGTCCTGCCGACTCTGCCGGCCAACACCTTCGACGCCCTCATCACTGACCCGCCTTACGCCAGCGGCGGGACGCACGTGGCTTCCCGGCAGCGTTCGCCGCAGGCCAAGTACACGCAGAGCGGAACGGCCCAATTGCACGCCGATTTCGTCGGGGATGAGCGTGATCAGCGCTCGCACCTCGCGTGGATGCGGCTCTGGCTGGCGGAATGCAATCGCGTGTTGAAGGTCGGCGCACCGGTGCTGATCTTCACCGACTGGCGGCAGCTGCCGCTCACCACGGACGCGCTGCAGTGCGCTGGGTTCACCTGGCGCGGTGTTGCCGTATGGGACAAGACGGAAGGCGTGCGCCCCCAGCGGGGGCGTTTCAGCAGCCAGGCCGAGTACGTGGTGTGGGGCAGCAAGGGCGGCATGCCGGCGGGCCGTCGAGCGCCGTCGCTGCCGGGGGTCTTTCGCGCGTCGGTCAGGAAGTCCGACCGGCACCACATGACCAGCAAGCCCACCGATCTCATGCGCCAGCTGGTGCGCATCTGCGAGGAAGGCGGACGGATTCTGGACCCCTTCGCCGGATCGGGCACCACGCTGGTGGCTGCGGATCTGGAGGGCTATGGCTGGACCGGGATCGAGATGACCGGTCACTACCACGACGTGGCCAAGGAACGCCTGCAGGGGGCGTAAACTCGTAAATTGATATCGCATGGCCAAGCCGCCTTCGGGCGGCTTTTCCTTGAAACGCCGCTAATGATGACGATGAAACGGCTTACTACGCGTAGGGATGGTCAACGTTCTTAAGAAAGTCGGGCACGGACACGTCCGATCTTCCACTGTACTTCTCGTGCAGTGCCAGCGCACTCGCACGCAACATGCAGAGATCAATGTTGTGAGTTCTGAGAATTAGGGCATCTGGGAGCCGCGCGTTCTTCGTCATGCAGACGGACACCTCTTCTTCATACTCGTGCGAATAAAAATTGCGGTGAGTGGAGAAGCCTGCGGATTCTAGCGCTCTAGAGTCTGCTTCTATTACGACGCCAAATTTGTCAGTGAATTGCCTCTGGACTAGAGAGAAGTACTTTGCCACATCGAATGAAGTGGTGAACGACAATAGCGCATGCGGATACAGCTCGCTGTTACGGCTGTGTAGATAGAGAGAGTTGCCAAAGCAAGGCGCAATCGTGACCCGCGCGTCTCCAGCGCCAATCTCGAACTTAGCAACCTGCTTAGGATCGCGGCCCGTTGTAGATATCCCGCCGGCAGAGAACTGCCCCTCGACGCAGTCGCTTCTTCGCAGCAGCCCGGTGCGCGTGGCGAACTGCGCTTCGCTCATTCCCCTGTAGAGCTTCATTTAATTTTTCCTGCCAGCCTCGAGGTCTCTGGCTTATAGCAGATCGTGTACGGCCTTGATCATCTCGACGCTGAGGCAGGGGCTGATTTTTCGGCTATGCGAAGCACGTAGTGTCCGTTACCCAGCGCACGCGATGCGCATTCGCTAGACACCGAACTTTTGGCTTCCGCCTGGGCGACGGCGCCCCCCACGAGGGACATTGGCGTCTTGCCCCCCGGCGCGCGCACTCGTCTCCCCGCCACGCCTGCGCTCTTTGTACCCCCATTTTTCTGCACCCCTGCATGACCCCGACAGAGGCCGCCGCTGCGGCTGCTCAGGGCTATTGGGAGGCATCCCCCGTTCCTGCGGAACCCTGCGCCAGCCGGGTAGTTTGAGAGTGCGCCCAGGCGCTTCTAGCAGGCGGGGTGGCGGAGGCGGATTATTTGGAGACCCACGGGAACGGGGTAACGCGGTAATCCGCCGCTCGAAAACCGTCTCTATCCCTAGTGCCACAAGGCGCTCCGGATGTTACCTCTGTAGGTGATTTGAGGTAACGCATTGGTTGCAAGGAAGTAATGTCATTGATTTATAAGGAAATTTGTTTGGGACGGCGTTACCCGGCCTGAAGGTAATCCGATTACCTCGACGTTACCCTAAAATTACCTTTGATATACGTTTATAAGTTATTGATTTAATTGGTAATGGTGTAGCTATCCACAGGGGGTTACCTAAGTTACCCGTTCCCGATGGTCATCCAAAAAATTGCTATTAAGCGCGCCGAGGCCGTGCCTCTTGCGCTCCTACCCGGCTCACTGCCGCCACGCGTACTCTCACAGGAGCCACACCACGACTGTGCAGACACGCCTCATGAGTGCAGGTCAAGGTTGTTGCATTAGGGCGCCAGCCGCCGGCAGGGTCAGGACGTTGAGCCAGTGAGCGGTGAGGGTGGCTCATAGTGATTTCGAAATTCCTTCATCAGCACCTCGAAATCTTCGGTGAAGATGCTGTCCGCCACATCGACCGGGCCTTTGTCCACGTCGAGGAAAGATGAGACTAGGTGGCCGTCGTATTGCTCGCTAGTCTTAGACGTAAAGACGTCCGATATTCCAGTCTCAGCAAATGCCCTCGTCAGATTGGGAATATCCCGAACAGACGCAACAAGATAAGGGGTTTGGACCATCAGCTCGGATGATAGGCCCTTGGCCGCAAGCTTGACGCGGACTAATGAGTCAAGAGTCTTGGTGGCTATTTCGCTGAACAGAACCCAGTCCTCCAAGGTCACGATTAGTGAAAACACCGGCATGCCTGTCGGTGTCCACGACGTCTTCTCTGCAATCGCATCGCAGACATTTTGGTAGTTTTGGACCACTGCATCAGCAAGCCTCGAAAGACCCTTTGACAGTTCATCTGGAGTCGCTGCCACCTTAGCTGCAAGAGGAATTCTTGCTGTTTTGCACTCCACAAAAGCATGGCCAGTTGCGTCACTGAGAATCCAGTCAGTACCGTGTTTAATGCCGCTGCGCGTATGGTAGCTATCAGGTTTGACGGGGTTCAAAACACCGGCACTTCGGGCAATTAGTTCACCGACTAGGTGCTCAACCGAGTCTCCGAAGGCCTTGTCGAAACCCGAGACCTTTACCAAGTCGTAGTAGAGACCTGAGAAGAGCCGTCGAACCAATAGCGGGGGGCGGGGGCAAGTCAGCAACCTGGGTTCGTTAGGGCTCATCTGTATCAGCGGTCGTTCGGCCAATGGGTTCAGGGTATAGCTCCAGCTATCGCCGAAGCACTGCCTTTTTATCTGAAGGTCGCGCATGTGGATAGGGGTGGCCGAGACTGCGCTAATCCGGTCCATTAGCGCATCGTGAGGCAAGCCCAAAGGTGCAAGGTCGCGGATTAGGTCGGTTTCAGGACGACGCAGGAACATCGTAAGTGAGGCCGTGGCGAACAAGAAATACTCCAAAACGGTCATGCCGAGCGCTTGGTGTACGAAGCTCGCAACTGGTTCGCGGCGATAGAACGACCAGTATCGGCCGATGTACCTCATGTCAGGGCGGTCGAACGCAGAGATTTGTTGGTGCCCTATGCGATGGAGTTCTAGATAGACATCCTTGGTCTTTGCGCTCGCTGAATTGACCTGTGCAAGGATCGCGTTGTGGGCCGGAGCCAGGTCGGTGTAGCTCTTGAGCGTGTGGGTGGCGCCATCGCTTTTTCCAGCGTGCAGCAGCACCTCCCTCGCGTGTAAATCAAGATGAAAATCGTAAACATGATCTTTGAGGGTGATCGGCTTGCCTGCTTCTTGTGAATGCCTGTACTCAAAAGGCAGGCCATATCCGTAGGCGATGTGGAGACTGTATGTCCACAGGTGCTTGAGTGAGTCTCGCAATCCAAGTTGCCGGAAAAGCTGCCGAATTCGGCCGTAGTGACGATTCATTGTGCATTCCTTGCTGGGCACTATGGGGAGTATCCCACCAAGACAACCCGCGGTTGAAAGCAGCCTGAGATTTCTATTCTGTAGTCCTGTGGAGGCTCTCTGGGCGCAGCTGTGTGTACCGTTTCAGTTCATTCCACGATTCGTGCAGGGTCACTGCCGCGACCTCAGGAATGTCGTACCCCTGCTCGAATAGACGTGACGTGGCTTCGTGTCGAAGGTCGTGGAAGCACAGGTCTTCGATTCGCAACTTCGCGCAGGCCCGAGTAAAGGCCGTGCCAACGGAATTGGAGTTGTAGGGGAAGATCGGGCCGTCTGCAGGCGGCCTGGCCTGGCGCTGCACGATGTCCCATGCTTCGCCCAAGAGCGGGAAGCGCTTGTGGTTGCCTACCTTCTTGCGGGGGTGCTTGGCGTCGCGCAGCAGGGCGGTGCGGTTTGTCTGGTCCACATCGGACCACAGAAGCCGAGTGATCTCGCTCTCGCGCTTTGCGGTCAGGACAGCGAAGTCGATGATGTCCACCATCGGAATGGTTGACCGCCATGCCGCTGCGCGGAAGTGATCCCGTATACGTTGCAGCTCGTCGGGCGTGGGCCGCCTGTCCCGCCGCTTGGACTTTCCGACCAGCCGCAGCAGCCGGAGCACCGGCCGCGCCTCGGTCACGGGATCGCCGGCGAGCTTCACGCCCTTCATCGGGCCGGCCAGCTTCAGCAGCTCTGAGAGGAACCCAAGCTCTACGTTCATGGTTGCCGGCGCGCAGGCTGGGATAATCATGCCGTTGGCCATCATGTGATCGCCGCGGATTCGCCGGCGGGTGTGCTCGATCACATCGTTGGCCGTGAGCTTCCTGGCCACGATGTCGCCCAGGCCCTCGCGGATTCTGGTCATGTTGCCGGAGTGGGTTTTGGAGACGGCCCTGATGCTGGCGAGCTCGTTGATCCGCCAGTCGATCAGTTCGCCGATGGTGATCTCTTCACCGGGTGTACCGCCTCGGGCCTCCTGATCGGCCAGCTCGCGGTCCATGCGGTCTCCCCAGGCCTTCGCAGCCGTCTTGGTGGGGAAGGTCCGGGTTTGGGTGGGATGGCCTTTGCGGCGCACAATAGCGCGCCAGCGGCCGTCCCGATTTTGCAGGGTTGCCAT